ACTTTTTCTTACATTTGCTTCTGTTATTGGCTTTCCTTTTATTTTGCCATAAATAAATTCTGACATCAAAGTAATTAATTGTTCAGAAAACATTTGTTTCATCAAAAAGCCTTTCTATTTGCTGTTCATTAAAATACTTCAAATCATCTTGAAGCATCTTTACTTTTGTAGGCATATAATATCTTAACTTATTACTTATGTCAAACGCCTTGATTGTTGCATCTCTGTCAAGTGCAACTATAACTTCCTTGTATTTTTTTCTAATAACAGGAATAAAAGTATCTGGTAAACTTGTACCCATTAATGCAACACCAGAATACAAATGTGATACAGCACATGCACTAGCACAATCCTCAACCAGGATTGCCTTGTCTTTGTTTCCACAAATAAAAGGATATGATTTGTCGCCATAAATATACCATTTAGGATATACTTTAGAATTTAACCCTCTGCCTATCGCACCTCGTAGCTTTTCCTTTTCTTTGATTAGAAAAACTATTCTATGTTGCTTTACATCATACATAAAACTTACTTTTCCTTTTTCTTTGGCTTTGATACAATTATTTTTCTTTAGGTATTCTACACACTTTGGTTCTGAATGTATTGATATAAAACTAGATGGTAGTACAAATGGCTTTTCCTTTTCTTTTCTTTTGGTTACTACGGTTTCGTATACCTGTTGCATTGTAACTTCTGCTTGATGTTTGCCTTTAGCTGAACAGGACGCATGAAAACAATACCACATTAAATCTGCGTTATTCTTTTTTATTGTGAGAGTATTTGTATTATGACAGAATGGGCAATCTATTCTTGTATCTACATCTGTATTAGGAATTAAATTTTTTATAATTAATAATTGCTGTGAATAGTTCATTAGGGTAATCTACACTAGACCAAAAAAAAAGTCAAGTGGGCACGTTGAGTTAGTCTTTTCCCGATTACCACTTGACTTTATATTAGTGCTTATCTTCAAAATAATATGAAAACAAGTCTTTTTTGGCTAGCTTAATTTCTTTTAAAATCGTTTCTGAATCAAAAGAATCAAGAACAAAGCCTGCTCTTTCTTCAATTAAACCAAGGATTTCTTCATCTTCATAAGTTGAATAATCAGTAGTCCAAAGTCTAATCTCAGCAAGAGCTTTTTCTTCTTTTGGCATATTGCCTCTCTTTCTCACCTCCTAAAAAGGAAGTGTGAGAAAGCAAGCCAAGGCTGTGAAAGGTCAGCCTTGACTCGTAAAATCAGTAAAGCCCGAGTTTATAACCATACGCTAGCTATGGTCAGCCAGTTAATGTAAATCTCCCCATTAACGAAAGCCTAATTATGACGCTTCTTTACTGAAACTTTTAAGATTACGTAAGGGGTGTGACGGGATTTTCTTTTCTTCACAATCATTCTGTACGTCTACAGACCCCTCCCCTTACGTAATCTTAAAGGGGGTAGTTGTAAGCCTACCCCCATAGGAGATGTTTATGAAAAGTATATAATATACTATCAAGTGGTCTATGTCAAGCCACCATTCTTTTTTTATTAGCTGACGTTGTAGCTTGGTAGTCCGAAGAATCAATAGCAGGTAGGCACATATCTGGCTCTACCCAATAATGTTCTCTAGCCCTTACAGCAGTATATCTGGTAAGAGGCTGACCACTTTGTGCTCTAGTCAGTTCTCGGTGGAACAATCGTAGCCAATCACGAACATGAATACCTATACCATAGTATCGCCTAGTCCTACCATTGCCCACATCTTTTTCTATGGTAACATACCAATGTGTTCCTGCAGTTCCTGCGTCATGCCCCATCATAACGACTTCATCAATAGTGAAGTCGATATGTTTTGGGTGGTCAGCATTCTTGTAATGATACTGATAGTTCTCATGCGTGTTGCTATCAAATTCTTGAGACCACATTATGCCACCTCTGCTTTATCTTTATTAGTGATAAGAACAGCAACTTTATCCATAAGCTCTTGCTCATCTTTTTGTTGTCGTGCCAACATGTCTTGTTGAATAACACTTTGAGATATAGATGATAAAGCCAAAGCTGTGCCTGTACCAACAATCTTATGTCGTACATTGGAAGCCTCAGACCATATTTCTTCTACTGCCTCAAGAGTTTTACAAGAACGAATAAGCTCTGCGTATGCCTTGAACTTTTCTTTCATCTCCTCGTAATGCTTATGCCATTTGAGACGTACTCGTTCTAGTGCAGATAAATATTTCTGAAACACAGCTAACTCATCTGATGTAACAAGTCTAGCTCGTTGATGGCATGAATGCCTACTCTTTGGGACAGTAAAAGACATAGCCATATCATTGTCCTCAAAGAACTTTTTTTGATATGCGTCTATCTTATCTTTTATCTCTCGTATTTCTGTATGATAAGTAGTCATACGTTTACCATTGTAATCTTTTTCGTTGTCATCAACATACTTGTATTTGATTACATCAATACCATTAGCCACCATATCCTCGTAGTACATGGCAATCAAGTCATCTCTTGATAAACTACCTATCTCACGCTTTGATGAGCCATAATTATAATACCCACCATAGCCACTACAAGAAAAATTTGTATAAATAGAACGCTCATCACGCCTAGCATTGTAGTTGTCATCACCCATATCGTCTCTATCAGTAAACCAAAAGCATGATTCTTCTTCTGTTGCGTCATACCTTGATAATACATCTAGGTCTGATTGAGGTGTAGCATTGCCAACTATTTTACTTACAATCTTTTTGATTTCTGGAATAATATCCTTGACCTCTTGGATTGCTTTTTGTTTTGGCTCAGACCACTTGCTAGGTGTCTTAGCTATTTGTTCTTGAGCATACGTATACAATATAGGTCTGCTCGTAGTTTGATTTAACATTGTTTTTTTAGCCATTTGTTTTCCTTTCGTTAAATGGTTAATATAGTTATACTATAAACTAATTCGTACCTTATGTCAAACAAGTCTAGCAGTATATTCATTTACAATTTCTTTTATATCGTCTTTAGATATAAACCTTTCCCACTCCCCATACTCTGCATTCACATACTTTAAAACATTATCTATTATTTCATCATAGTGGTTGCCATCATATAGTTTAGGCATTTCATCATAAATTTCGTTAAGCATTTCTTCTCGCCTTTGTTCTGCGTAATGTTCCCATACTAAATCACTCATGCTTTTCCTTTCTCTTTGATTTTACTTTTTTTAAACATAACAATTTCTCTTGAGATTTTGTTAAATTTTTTCCATTATTTAAAAATTTAAATTGCTCTAATCTCATTAAATTTCCATCTCTAGTTTTATACATTTTAGTGTTTGTGATAACTGACATTCTTGACCTCCTTGTTCCAACAAGCTCGGCAATCACGACACTCATTGTCTTGAAACCTAGACGGGCAATCATGCCCAATAGCTTGTTTGTTGTGATGCACTGTTGAAGTATAGTCAAACTTCAATGGCTCTCCATCAATCATTGGGCTAGATACTCTAACCAAAAGATTATCTGGAAACTCTTTGTATATCTTGAGATAGTCAGATACAATTTTGACTTCTCTTGTTGGTAGCCAATGCTTGATTGTAGGCGTACCATTACAAACCATTACAATCTTTTCTAGCATAGCCATATCGGCAATGTCGCCACTATCAAACCAACGAAAGTA